CAAATACTTGTTGGCGGAGATGACCTTTATCACGCAGTTTGCAGAAAATGCTGGAAAAAAATAATTATGGAAAAATAAATTGTTATGAAACAAGCAATAAAGAAAAAAACTTTTAGTAAACCTAGCATAAGTAGCATAAAAGAAAAGTTAGGTTTAAATAGAACCAAAGAGCATATGGTAGTATCAAGTGCTAATAAACCTGTTGAGTTTATACCTATGCCGGAAGCATTTGAAGAAGCGTTAAAACTGCCAGGCATTCCAATGGGTGAAGTAACTTTAATATATGGACATTCAAATACAGGAAAAAGCGCTTTAGTTAACTGTTTAGTAGCGTCTTGCCAAAAACAAGGAATTCTGCCTGTAATATTTGACACTGAAAATCATTTTTCTTTTAAATTTGCGATAGACTGCGGAATGAAAGCAGAACCTATTTATGATGATGTTGATGTGGAAGTAGTAAATGAAGAAACCGGTGAAATAACAATTGAAAAAGAAAAACAAATTGTTGATTATGATGGCGATTTTATTTATATGGACAGTGAAATATTAGCAGATAGGTATGGAGATATGGATTATTCAGCAGGAAAGAAAGTTAAGACAAAAAGAAAGGTTGCAGTTATTGAAGATATAGCATACGCAATAAACGATATTTTAGAAATGCAAGACAATGAAGAAATAAAGCAGCCATTATGTTTTATTTGGGACTCAATTGGTTCTATATCATCATATAGGTCTTATACAAGTAAAGTTAATAACGCAATGTGGGATGCCGGTTCTCTAAGCGTTGCATTTAATACAATAGTGAACAATAGAATTCCGTCATCAAAAAAGGTTTCAAACCCATATACAAATACGCTTGTTTGCGTTAATAAAGTTTGGCTAGATTCTATGTCAAGCCCAATGTCTCCACCTTCAATAGCCTTAAAGGGAGGAAAATCATTCACATATTCCGCAAGATTGTCTATTCAATTGGGCGGTGTAGTTAAGGCTGCAACTAAAAGGCTTCAAGCAGAGTCAGCAGGGAGAAAGTACGATTACGGTATTATAACAAAAGTTAAGGTAGATAAAAATCAACTTGATAGCCCTTGGAATTTAACATACGAAGGAACTTTTTGTTGTGTACCAGATGGTATAGTTTCTGAAGCAAATCTAGATAATTATAAAAAGACACACATAAAGGAAATACTCAAAGTTCTTAATGAACAATTGGATAAGGATGGAAATAAGGGTAATGCACTTGAAACAGATGTTGTGTTTACAGAAGAAGAAATGGAAACAGAATAATTAGTAAAAATCCCACCGAGAAATAATAAAACTCGGTGGGATTTAACTTTAATATCTATAGAAGTTAACCTGTTTAATTGTTTTTAATTTTCTTCTTTCTACGTTTTTCTTATGATTTTCTCTTAATTTGGCTATATTCATTCTAATATTGCTTATATTTGTGCTTATATTAACATTGCTATCTGCTATGAAGTCGCGTGTACTGACAATTTTTTTCGCCGGTCTGTAAGTTCCTTTTTTATGCGTCATCAGCCAATTAAACCATGTTGATTTATATATATTTTTATCCAAATAAATTATTTTAATATTTTGGTTTTTCCAACAGCAATAATTGAACGATAATTGGTCTCTATGAGAGCCGTTCATAACCTCATTGCTCCAATCTTCCATAAGCCTTATGCAATCTTTATCATTGTGTTTTCTTAGCATAATATTGCTCTGCAATAATCCATATCCTTTTGGAAACCCTTCTTTTTTATATCTTTCAATTTGAGGATTAACATTTTCAGGAGTGTCTTTTTTCATACTAATTACAGACCTTACTTCATCATATATGCAGTCTCTTTGCGGATGTTTTGGCACATATATAGAACAATCTTCTTTTAATACTTTGCTAATGAATACATCCAAATCGCTTTTTATTCTAACATTTCCATCAACCCATATTGATAAATCATATTCCGGTAGCATTTTATGTGCGTTTATTTTAACATATCTTTGTTTTTTGATTTGTGTTAACCCTTCTGTCTCTTTTGGCAATGGCTTTATATCCCATACTTCACTTTTTAAATTCTGGTTATCTGTAAAACAAATATAGTCAAAATCATAATTAATAAAAGAAGGCTCTATAAGTTGGTCATATTCTCCTGTTATGCAAGTATATATTACTTTTTTGTTTTTTTCTGTTGACCATAGTTTTTTATGTATTTTTAGCCATTCTTCAACTGTTGTCACATGTTTTTTTAATGTTGTAGACATCCAAGAAGCGTTATTATAGTGTACGATATAGTCATTAATACTAATATATTTATGTTTTAAGTTTTCAGCATCTTTATATAATACAGCACCAGTATCATACATATCGCCAGAAGTGGTTTTTCTTAATCCGTGCATATAGTTATCATCAAAATAATGTATTCCGTTTTCTTTACACATTTCTGTATTTATAAAGCATATGAATGGAAGAATTCTGTCTATTCTTGATGTTGGTTGATTTTGTCTTTCTCCAACATATATGCAGTCTTCTTGGAATAAATCTGAGCAATCTTTTTTAAGTAATATGTCTGAATCCATCAGTATAAAGCTTTCTCCAATTATTTCCATACATTTTTCAACGCTTACGCAATGTTTTGCGCTTCCCCAATAGTTTCTTCTCCCACCGGATTTTTTTCTATCAGGATAGTTCTCAAGCCATTCATCAAAATTAATTATTTGTCCTTTTGTATTGTCTATGATTGTTACATTGTCGAATTTTGCTGTAAACGGTTGCTTATCGCTATTATCGAATATATAGATAATAGCGTCTTTCACGAATAAATTTATACTATTTACCAAACATTCAGTAAGGTGCGGAGTATTATAATGTATTATAACTATATTTTTCTTCATTGCAATTTAATTAAAGCCTTTTTTTAATTTTATATAAATATTTATAAGTAATTAATAAGTATTAAAAATGCAAATTACAGAAGAATTAAGAGATTTATTTAGAATTGTTAGAACAAAGATTGGAGCACCGGTTAGAATTGTTCAATTGGAAGATGAGCAGCTATGCGACCTTTTGCAAGTTGCTGTGGGCGATTATGCTTCATATGTTCAGAATTGGGTAATAGAATCTCAGTGGCTCAATATGATGGGTAATAACACCCTTATCAATAATCCTGCTGACCTTGCGTTTGCTTTAAGCACAAGAACGCTTGATTGGTCTCGTGATTGGTCTGAATGGTTTTCAAAGGAAGTAGGATTGCAGCAAAGAGGAACAAGATGGGAGTTGAAGAAAGACTTTTTCCAAATTGAAAAGGGTAAACAAGTATATGTAATACCGGCAGGACGTGAGATTAACAAAGTAATGTATATCACACCATCCACAACAAAGGCTGCTTTATATGGCAATCTTGGAACATTAGATACCGGTATAGCAGGAGGATATGGGCAATATGGAAACATGGGAAATGGCATGGGCATTACAGGTTTTTATATTGGTTCATCGTATGATACGGCTCTTATGGCTGCTGACCTTAAATACAAGAATTCACTTCTTCGTGGAGATTTAGCCTATAAGGTAACTGCAGGTCCTGAGGGAACTCATCTTGTGCATCTTCTTTCAACACCAGGTTCTCCAAATATGGTTGGAGGCCTTGCCGCTGATGATACGTGGGGATGGAATAGATACCATTCATGCTATTGTTGGTACACATATTATGATGTATCTGCTGATGATGGCTCTGCTGAACAATGTATGATTGATAACAAGGATTCAATTCTTATTACACCTGACCAAGTTCCGCTTAATAAAATGAGGTATGAACTTATGAATGAGCCTACTCAACAGACGATAAGACAGCTTCTTGTTGCTGAGGCAATGATAACATTGGGAATCATTCGTGGTACATATAGCGGAGCAGTTAAAATTCCGGAGGCAGAAATGCAGATGGACTATAATATGCTTCTTGACCTTGGAAAACAGGATAAGGAAAAGGTATTGAATGAATTAAAGGAGAGATTAGACCGCATGCTGCCTTGGAACTTGATGAAGAATCAAGCAGATATGAACGATAGCTTATTAAAGGTATTGCAAATGAAGCCAATGCCATTTAACTTTATGGTAAGATAATATAAAATGAAAAATTATGAAATATTCTATTAATGATTTAGTTAATATAATTACTGAGAGTGTAATCAATGAAACATTGTCAAGTGGAAGTGGCCCTAAATGGGGTTCTCGTCCTGTAGGAACTATAAAGAAAGGCGCTGAAATAAACGCAAGTAGAAAGGCTGGAAAATGGGTTCCGCTTGAAACAAAAACAAACCGAATAACAGTAATGATTGACGGAAAGCCAATGCATTTTAATAATTCAAAAGAATATAAAAAGTATCTTGAAGACTTAAAAAATGCCAAACAAGACACTGAAAAAGCAAAAAAAAGCGTTAAGAAAAAGAAGAAAAAAACAGAAACGAGTTCTGATGACTGGGATAATTTTAGGGCAGCAGATTCTGTAATTAGGAGAATAGTCAGAGAAGAATTATTACGTATGTGAATAAAAGAGCGGAAAAAACCCGCTCTTTTTTTATTTTTTTAACATTTTTTTTGTATATTTGTAAAAATTAGTGCATATGGCTAAAAAAGAAAAGAAAGAAAATTTTAAGGTTGTAATTGCAGGCTCAAGGGGCTTTAGTAATTATAAGTTATTAAAAGAGACTTGCGACAAATACCTTCGTGAAAAAAAGAAAACACACAATGTTATTGTTATAAGTGGTCACGCAAGAGGCGCAGATACACTTGGAGAGAAATATGCATCTGATGAAGATTTGGATTTGGAAATTTATCCGGCTGATTGGAAAAAATATGGAAAGTCAGCAGGATTTATGAGAAATGAGCAAATGGCTGATATTGCAGATGCTGTTATAGCATTTTGGAATGGCGAATCTCATGGAACCAAGCACATGATAGATACAGCGGAAGAAAAAGGATTAAATGTTAAAGTTGTAAATTATGGCAAAATTTAAGTACGAAAAATATAATTATTCGAAAATTGGTATTAAGCCAAAATTACGTTTTCAGTATAGTGTTAGTGAATATGAATACGATGCTTTAAAAAATTTATTTTATGCTGAAAATAGAGAATTAGCAAATAAATTGGCTGAAGAACTTAAAAAGGCGTATGCATTTAGGTATAGTGAAAGCTGTGAAAATCATTACGATGTTAGTGATATCGACTTCGAATGGGAAGTAATAACACCAGATAGAAGATATAAATCAAATGAAACAAGTAGTTAAGAAAAACAGAGCAGAAGCGAATGGGGTTTCAAACGAGAAAAGCATATATACTCTTTTGGTGGATGGCAACAATTTGCTTAAGATTTCTTTAGTCGATAAAAGGATGAATGATAAAGGAGAAGAGTATGGCGCTGTATTTCTCTTTTTAAGACAATTAGGGCAATTATTACAAAAGAAAGACTTCAATTATTGCATTGTTTGTTGGGATGGGTATAATTCCGGCGTTCTTAGATGGAATTATTATAATGATTATAAGGCAAATAGGGATAAACATTATGAACTTGCCGGAGGAATGTCAGAATATGACAAATATATAAATGATTATGTTAAGAAAGTTCTTAGTTATAGCAAAGGAATAAAAAAAGAGGTTAAAAGGTCAGAAACGGATGATGAGTGTTTCCAAAGGCAGAGGGAAATAATTCAGAACATATTGGAGAATCTTTATGTAAGGCAATTTATATATGATGATGTCGAAGGCGATGATTTAATAGCATATTACGTTCAGCATAAAAAGCCTAATGAGAAGATTGTAATTGTAAGCGGAGACAGAGACCTTACGCAGTTGATTACTGATGATGTTTGTCAATACATACCAACATTAAAGAAATTTATTACGCCTAAGAATTCTGTTGAAGAACTTGGAATTACGCATGAAAATACATTATTGAAGAAAATAATATGTGGAGACTCTTCTGATAATATAAAAGGTATTAAAGGACTTGGAGAGCAAACATTAATTAAATTATTTCCAGAAATAAAAGACAAAAAAACGTCTTTAGAAGCCGTTATAGAGCGTTCTAATGAGTTGTTGGAAGAGAGGAAGGCCGCTAAGAAAAAGCCTCTCAAATCGCTTGAAAATATCGTTAATGGAGTTACAGATGGCATACAGGGTAATAAAATTTATGAAATAAATAAGAAAATAATAGATTTATCAGAGCCGTTATTGACAAATGATGCTATAGGTGGGCTAAAAGAGGAAATGTATGCTCCTTTGGGGAATGAAGATAGGGATATAAAGAATGTATATACTATTATAAAAGAGAATGGAATGAACGATATGCTTGATGAATCAAAATTTGGCGCTTTGTTTGGTATGTATGAGAGAATAATTAAGATGGAGAAAGAATATTTTTCAAAAAATGCGACTTTTTAATTTTCTTTTTAAGATTTTTTTTGTATATTTGTAATGTTAAAAGATGTTAAATCTAAAAAAATTATTGATTATGCCTGATATTATAAGACTTTACCAAGAAGCGTTAGCATTATTACGTCTAAGAAATCAAGATATTAGATATATTACTGGTGACTATAGCTTTAAAGAAGACGGAACCGTATCTTTTGTTTTGAGCTATATAAGTGAAGATGGCGAAAAAGCAAAAAAGATAGAATTTGAGCCGATGAAAAATACTAACGATGCGTTAATGTATTTCATTAATTGTGCGCAGAATATATATAGATTGAGATAGATATTTTTATTGTTTAATTTTTAATTTTTATAATTATGGCTAACTTAAAAGAACAAAGTTACAAAGAAGAGAGATTTGAGTTTGCGTTGTATGTTAATGGTAACATCATCTGTAAAAGAAATTTCAGAATCAATGATTTCATTGAGCATAGTATGGAGTCATTGGAGTTTAAGAACAAAGTAGATGAAATTGTTAACATGATTGACAATGATTTGAAGTCTAAGAGTAGAGTATTTACGTGGTTTTATTTCAATCCATTAGAGCCTGAGATGTTTGATGAATATGCAGGTGCACGGATTGAACCTTGGGAGTGTACGTTTAAGTTTGAAGTAACTGATAATAAAGTTCCTGTTATCAGCAAGATATGGGATGGCTCTGTTTATCCAAAACCAATACGTGACAAGGTTGATATTAGTAATAAAACCGTCAAAGTTACATCAAAAGATGGTAAGGTTTATAGTTATGATAAGGATTCATTCTTTAAATCAAATGAGGGGAGGCTTTCATTTGAACAGGAGGTTTTAAAAGCAATGATAAGCGATAAAATTGATTTGCTTTCACAAATCACAAAGAGAATATGCGAAGTTTGTTCAATTCATGAGAACTCGCATTCTAAAATAGGCGATTATACATTATCTGAATACTATGGAAAGGATAAAGACGGTAATGAAGTGAAGTATGACTTTAATATAGATTCATATAATAGGAAGTTAGAGAGAAAGTGGATGAAATTGGCATCTGATGATGCAAAGAAGAAAAAAGTTACAAAATAAGATATGGTGAAAAACGCACAAAACAATAAGTTAGGATTCTTAGGAGAAGATTTCCAATGTAAATTAGTACACGCATTTGTCGAAGATAAGGAATTTTTTAAAGATTTGTGCGACATAGTTGACCAGAACTTATTCACTGACCCCAACTTAAAAACATTTGTTGGGGTCATGAGAGAGTATTATAAGAAAAGGCAATCTGTGCCTAACTATGATACTATAAAAATATTGCTTACTGAAAAATCCCATAACCCGACTGAAAAGGAATTTTATGACGAATTTGTTGAAAAAATACATAAAATTCCAAATGAAGATTCTGAATATATTAAAGAATTAGCTGAAAAATTCTTTAAACAACAGAATATGATACGTGTTGCCAATGAAATAATAAAAATAGCTGGCAAGGGTGATGTGGATAATTATGACAAATGTGTTGAATTATTAAATAAAGCCTTAACACAAGGAATAAGTGAAGACTTAGGTTACAGTGTTTTCGATAACGAGATGGAAACGCTTTCAGAGGACTATAGAGTGGCAATACCTACAGGAATTGGCAAAATAGATGAAACTCTTGAAGGCGGTTTAGGAAAGGGAGAATTAGGAGTTATAGTAGGAAGTTCTTCTTTCGGAAAAACATCTCTTACAACTGCAATGGCTTCTTACGCAGCAACGTATAGATGTCCGCAGAATAATAATGATGGGTATAAGGTTTTGCAAATAGTATTTGAAGATAGAGTAAAACAAATTCAAAGGAAACATTTTGGCAGAATTACAGGCATTGAGGCAAAAGATTTATCAAAGCCTGGCTATATAGACCTTGTTAGAGAGCAGCTTGAAAAATATGAAGATAAAGATATCTTGCAAAAAAACCTCAGAATAATAAGACTTCCTAGCGGCGAAAAAACGGCTGATGACATTAAACGGCTTATAATAAAGTTAAAAAATAATGGATTTAGTCCTGACCTTGTAATCGTTGACTATTTTGAATGTTTGCTTTGCAAAGGGGATTCAAGTGACGATAAATGGGAAAAAGAAGGCAAAACTATGAGAAAGTTTGAAGCGATGGCTGGAGAACTTAACATAGGAATTTGGATTCCCGTTCAAGGAACTAAAGATTCATTAAATGTAGAAGTTGTTACTATGGATAAAGCCGGCGGCTCTTTTAAAAAGATACAGATAGCTCATATAGTTATGTCAATAGCAAGAACTGTTGAAGACATTGAACAGAGTTTGGCAACCATAGCGATATTAAAGAACAGGGCAGGAAAAGCCGGTAAAGTTCTTAATGGCGTTTCATTTAATAATGGTACGTGCAGAATAAGTACAGATAATGTCGAAGAATACGATGGTTTATTGGCAATTAAGCAGAAAAAAGACAAAGATTCTACTGATTTTGCTAAAATAGTTATGGAGAAAATGAATCAGAAAAAAAGTTAATTTTTTTTCATAGCAAAAACGTTGGCTGTCATGTAGTTACAAAGTGGCGGCCAATTTTTATCTTATTTTTGAAAAATTTTTAATAAAAAATGATATATTTATTCTTACATCGAGATGATTAATGGTTAACCGAAAATGTAAAATAACTAAAAAAAACAAAGTTTTGCTTTAATGGAAGTAAGAAAAAGTGACAGTACCTTTGAGGAATATAATTCTGATAAGGTAAAACATGGAATCTGTGAGGCATATACAGCAGTAAAAGAAATATGTCCAGATGGCTTGATTGAATCTTTAATAGACAATCTCTTTATTTATGATAAAATTGCTTCAAGCGAAATCAGAAGGCAAGTTGAAGAAGCATTAATGTCAGTAAATAAAAAAGTTGCAAGAGAATACATTAAAAAATTTGAAGAGAAACAAGATAAGGATAAGGTTCTTAAGAAGGACAGTGACTTTATAAGGGATTATATTAGCGCTTCAAATGCTTCAACTGGTTCAAAATACGACTCAAACGCCAACGTGGAGAACAAAAACGTTGTTACCTTGGGTCAAGAATTACATAAAGGAAAAAACATTCAACAGAATAGATATATAATGCACAATAAAATAAAAGCATTATATTCTAAAAAACTAGCAGACCAATATATAAAGGACTTGGAAAGCCATGTGTTATATAAACACGATGAAAGCGGAACACCGGGATATCCGTATTGTGTCGCAATTACGATGTATCCATTCCTAATTGATGGTTTAACAAAGATTGGAGGACAATCTAAAGCCCCAACTGATTTAAAGTCCTACTGTGGAGAGTTCATTAACCTAGTATATTCTGTGTCATCACAATTTATGGGCGCCGTTGCCACACCAGAGTTCTTGATGTATATGGATTATTTCATCAGGAAGGATTATGGCGATGATTACCTTGATATTCTTGATAAGGTTGTAGAGATAAACAGAAAGGGTAGAACACTTGAGCAAGTAATTGAGAATGCATTCCAACAAGTTGTACATTCGATGAATATGCCAGCAGGCAATAGAGGATATCAGACAGTCTTCTGGAACGTTGGCTATTTTGATAAAAACTATTTTGATGGCGTATTCGGAGAATTTAAGTTCCCAGATGGAACAGCGCCAAAATGGGAAACACTATCTTGGCTTCAAAAGAAATTTATGAAATGGTTCAATGAAGAAAGAACCAAATATATTCTTACATTCCCTGTGGAAACTATGGCAATGCTTACGGACGGACATGACATAGTTGATAAGGAATATGCTGATTTCACAGCAGAAATGTGGGCTGAGGGTCATTCATTCTTCTGCTATCTCAGTGATTCACCTGACAGCTTGAGTTCTTGCTGTAGGCTTAGAAATTCGCTTAAGGATGGCGAGGATGAAGAGCATAACCACACAACGCACCAATTCTCAATGGGTACTGCATCTGTAGCAACCGGTTCAAAATCAGTAATGACCATTAACCTAAATAGGGTCATACAAAATGCAGCAAGGTTGTATATGAAGGAAATTGAGGGGGTTACGTTGGGAGAAAGCACACAGATAGATATCAAGTTAGTAAAAGACAAAAACAAATTGTATGAGTATATTTCAAATGGCATTACTGACATAACAGAGAGAGTGCATAAATATCAGAGAGCATTTAATGAGATTATAAAGGATTTCCTTAATGCCAATATGCTTGACATCTATAGAGCCGGTTTCATTAATATGAAGAAGCAATATCTTACTATCGGCGTTAATGGTTTGACAGATGCAGCTGAATTCCTTTCAATTGACGCAAATCTCAATGATGATTATAAGGAATTTGTTAATCTAATTCTTGAAACGATTAATATTTCCAACAAGAAGGATAAGACGAGGGATTGTATGTACAACACAGAGTTCGTTCCTGGAGAAAACCTTTCAAACAAGAACTATAATTGGGATAAAAAAGATGGATATTATGTATCTCCAAAACATATAATGTATAGCAGTTACTTCTTTAACCCTGAGGACACAAGCCTTTCAATATTAGATAAGATGAAACTGCACGGTAATGAATATGTAAAATATCTTGACGGAGGACAAGCGGCTCACCTTAATATAAATGAACATCTTTCATTTGAGCAATATAGGCAACTACTAAGGGTCGCTTCTGAATATGGATGCAGCTATTTCACGTTCAATTGCAAGAATTCTGTTTGCAACGATTGCGGCCATATAAGTAAAGATACGCTTGATGTATGCCCTAAGTGCGGCAGTCATAACATAGACTATTTAACTAGAATTATCGGATATCTTAAGCGCGTTAGTTCATTTAATGAAGCAAGGCAGATAGAAGAACATATGAGAAATTATAATAAAGAATAATAATTGGGCGCTACTAAGCGCCCATTTTTAAACTAACAGAAAAATGGTAAAGAAAGTAATTAAGATGTCGGCAAGTTGGTGTATGCCGTGTAAAGTATATGCAAAGACATTTGATGCAGTAAAGAATGAAGATAAGTACAAGGATATAGAATTTGAAGAACTTGATGTTGATGAGAATGAGGATTTGGTAATTGAATATGCAGTAAGAGGTGTACCCACAACGGTTATCCTTGATGAAAATGATAAGGTTATATCAAAGTTCTCAGGAAATGTAGCAAAAAATGTTTTAGAATCAAATATAGACGAAGCAATCGGATAATGAAATATTATAATACAGAATAAATAATTTGGGTACTTAATCAGTGCCCAATTTTAATCTTAAGATGGTTGATATGATACAGATACTTAGAAAAGAAGGATGGGTTCTGAACCCGAATGATAAAGTTGTGAATGCAATACTTAAAAGGTGTGAGAAAAACGAAGGATTGTGCCCCTGCGTACACGATTCTGAGGATTATGATGGAAAGGATTTGCATTGCCCTTGTACAGATTATACTATAAAGGGTAAATGTGAATGTGGATTATATGTTAAGGATAGTAATTGGGATTATATAACAAAAAGATAATGAAGTATTATAATGCGATGGTGGTATTTGAAGAAATACCAAATGAGATAACGTTGGCAATTAACATAACTAATTGCCCTTGTCATTGTAATGGATGCCATTCAAAGTTCCTTTGGAAAGATATAGGCACAGAACTGACTGCTGACGAGTTGGATAGGCTGATAGAGAAAAATGATGGTATTACCACAGTATGCTTTATGGGCGGAGACGCAAAGCCGGAACTTATAAACGATTTTGCTGAATATGTTCACGAAGTAAAGCATTTGAAGGTTGGTTGGTATAGCGGAATGGACGAATATTATAAAGGTATAGACTTTAATTGGTTTGATTATATAAAATTGGGCCATTATGACGAAGAACTTGGTGCGCTTAATAAGCCGACAACAAATCAGAAACTATATAAGTTAACTCATAAAATATTAGATGACGGGGTGAAGAAAATAGAGTTTGATAATATAACTAATTTATTTTGGAAGTAACGCATTAACAGATATTTATATAAAAATACTGAATATTATGAAATGTAAATTTTTATTTTTATTCTTGCTATTGTTTTTGCTAACTGGTTGCCTTAAGCATGATTTTTCTTATGAAACAAGTAAGCAAGAGCAGATTAATGAGAATGTTTCAAGAATTTTTGGAACAACATTTGATGAAAACCAAGATTGGTCAGTAACATCTACCGGTAGCGTTTTAATAAAAGGGATACCTTCAAATATTAATAAGGTACAGGTATTGGTTTACATTAATGAGAGCGATGGAGAAACATCGATTAATGTTCTTAACGAATCTGAGGTAAGTAATGAAACTGAATTAACGTTGAACTATGATGCACCAAATGATAATCTTGGATTATTTGTATCATTTAGTTCTAATAATTGGTACAATTTAGTGGAAGTTAAAGACGGTGTTGCTGAATATTCAGAAAAGTCTAAGACAAGGGTTATTGAAACCGATTATACGCTCCCTTCTGTTGTTCCAACGTTAGAATCAGTTGAATCATCTTATGCTGTTTCAAGAAAGTGGCTTGAAAAGGAGAGTTTATTCAATGTAGAAGATTATGAGTCATTAAAAATACCTGTTGAAGATTATAATGAGGGATTTAAAACGATATTTAATGCTATAGTATTCTCTTATTTCAAGAATGGCAGAAATTATAACAATCTTCCGTTGGTTAAGAATAGTGGATATTATAATGATAACGCATATCCAATAACAACAGGAGATGAGCCTATTATAATATCGCCAGTCTATAAATGTGACAAAGCTAAGAAATATGGAAATGAAGTTTGGAATTCAGATTTGTATTATTACTATTTCAAAGAAACAGATATGGAAGGTAAAGACCCTGTAGAATTTATAAATTCATTACCTAAATATAAAGTTATACCTTTTAATAAGCATTTTGGCGAAGAAGAAGATGATAATTTGTCAAAAAGGACTGCATATGCGTTAATGTATTTTGGCGATGGGATTCCAGAATTAAACACTAAAGGCTCTTTCAAATTTCCAAAAGGCTATAAGATAGGGTTTATGGTTAAGGCTAATACAAAATCAGAAGCGCCTAAGAAGCAAGGGGAACTTTATGGAGATGGTAGATTGAATAACAATATTAATAAATGGCCTAATTTCAGTAGTTCTAAACTTGGAACGGATGGCCCACGTGTTGCTTGGCTTACAATAAATGGAAAGACGATGATGTGTTGGGAGTCTGGTACTGATAGCGACTTTAACGATATCATTCTTGAAGTTGAGGGCGGTTTTGAGCCTATTAATATTATTCCGGAATTTGAAAGCAATTATTATACGTTCTGTTTTGAAGACACTGAGTTGGGAGATTATGATATGAATGATGTCGTAATTAAGGCAAGGAGAATTGATAAGACAAGTATTGAATATAGCGTTGTTGCTTGTGGAGCATTTGACGAATTGTTGATTAAAAACATAAATGGAAGAGTCATTAATGAAAATACAGAGGTTCATAAGATGTTTAATAGTGAACCGGCATATATCAATACAATTCCAGGTCAGAGTGTAGAGTCTGTTACTGAAACTATAAAGGTTAATAGTAACTTTAGTTTCTTAAATGAAGAAACACAGCCTTATATAGTTGATATAAGTACGGGAGCTGTGATAAAACTTGCTAAAAGGGGAGAAGACCCTCACGGAATAATGATTCCATATGACTTTAAATACCCAGTTGAAAGGGTATGTATTAAAGACGCATATCCTCAATTTAATTCTTGGGGAAAAAATAGCGTAACAAGTACAGAATGGTATAAGTTCCCAAATGAGGAAGTAGTATTATAGTATTTACAATGAGCAGTCAGATTTGGCTGCTCATTTTTTGTTTACATATTAGTATAAAAAATTATTTTTTAAATAATTATATAGAAAAATTAAACAAATGGCTAGAAGACAATTTTTTGGATTAAAATTTCCATTTACGCACGATGAATTTACTAAGTTTTTCGTTGATGCCAACATGACGGAAAAAGATAAGGTTAGAAGCCAAATTATGCACGTTATTTTCACTCCGAAAGGACAAAGAATAAGGATGCCTGAATTTGGAACCGATTTAATTAAATATATTTTTAGCCCTAGCGATGGAGAATCGTGGGAAGCTGTTAAAAATGAAATAACCACAGCGGTTCAGAGATTTGTGCCTAATGTTGTGTTGAATGACATAAGGGTAGTACAAAGTGATGATGAAAGGGCTGAAATATTTGTCAGAATGGATTATTCAGTCAAGGAAGGTAATAAAATAACTAATGATAGTATCATAACACAAATATAATGTAAGATGTCACAGAAAAAAATTAATTTTTTATCAAGAACGTTTGATGATTATAGGGCTGAACTTATAACATTCAGCAACAAGTATTATCCAGAATTGGCTGATAGCTATAACGATTCAAGTGTTGGGTCATGGTTTATTGACCTTGTTTCAGCGGTTGGTGATAATTTATCTTATCATATAGATAGGATGTACCAAGAAACTAATCTTAACAGTGCCAACTTAAAAAGCACTGTGCTTAATATAGCACGCACCAATGGCTTGAAAGTGCCTGGTCCAAAAGCAAGTATGTGCGAAGTTGAGATAAGTTGTGAGCTGCCATCTTATGATGAGGCCAATGGAAATTTATCAGCCCCTAATTGGCGATTAGCGCCTATACTTAAGAGAACGAGCATTTTATCTGCCGGAAATATCAATTTTCAATTAACAGAGGACGTTGACTTCGGAAATCAATTTAACAGCGATGGGTATTCAAACAGAACATTTGTCCCTAAAAGAGATACTAATGGGATAATAACAAGTTATACCGTTAGCAAGACAACTGTTGCTGTGAATGGTAGCACACGTATCTTTAAGAAAGTGCTTAATGGC